TAGTTCTTTAGCCTCTTCCCGTTGCTGTAGCCTAGACGTAGGCATGGTAGAACCAGCGATTATCTGTAACTGTGTTGGAAAGATCATCTCTTTACCAGTAAACTTGCCAGACTCCTTAGTACCAGCCTGTGCGTTGACAAAGAAGATGCGCTCTTCCGTATACCAATTCTGTGCATGTGACAGCCACATACGACCACGTTCCCGCAACATCTTACCATAACCCCTGATCTTGCCACGGAGCATAGTGTGCATTGACTCAATGATAGTCGCAACTGTCTTGTAGGCCATCCTACCCTTAGCTATACTGGGGTCTGTCATGTCGAAGATGCCAGCGATCTTGTCGAACATCTCTCGATAGACACCCAGTATCATCTCGATGTCTCTCTGGGCAGGCGGTGGAGCCATGTGCTTAATGGCCTGGGCTACAATGTGATCCTTCGGGTTGATCACCTGTGCAGGCGCATTAGAAAATGCGCTGTTTGGTACTTGTGCGTTACGTGGGTTGATCACAGGTGATCTTACTGCCTTGTCCTTTATGATGTTCAACTGGCTGAGGCATTTGTCTACCTCGAAGTTCAGCGTCTCACGCTGCTCCAGTGAGCTAAAGCCCCACGGAGAGACGATGTCTTTGTTTGAAGGTGTTAGTGAGAACGGGAACCTTGACCATAGATAGGTCTGGCTTGCCAACTCAGGAGGTAGTGTGGGGTTGATCGAGGGGTTACCTCTGTCACTCAGTGTTACATCACCACCGTTACAGACGGTGATACATCTGATGTTACCAGGATACTTGGGCTGCATCTCTGTGACCTGGGCCACTGGAATATGCTCACCAGTTTTGGGGTCTTCTACTGTAGTACTCTCCTGAACAACCACCTTGACCTTAGTGTAATCCTTCACCCAAAACTCCAAGACCAGCACGTTTGACTTACCGCCCATGATCTTGCCGATCGTCTCGATGTTACCAGTGAAGGTAGCGTGATCTACGCCCCAGTCACCATACTCCTTGGCTCCCTTACCAGACGTAGTGCCACCGAATATCTCCCTGCGGCCTTCGCCTAGGTCTTCTTTCCACCTGGCATCAGACTTAATGTACTCTGCCATGTCAGGCCACATGCGCCTAGCCTGGTTGACTGGCACTGTGTAGAAGTGTAGGGCAGCTTCCCATTTCTTGGGTCGCTTCTCATTGAGGGGCCAAAATCCAAACTGGTGGGGGTCGATCGTGAGAACGTCTACTTCACCTATGCCGTTCTTTAGGGCGGGTGCGAATGTAACCTTCTCGATACAGCAGCCGTTAATCTCTGCCATCTCAACCGACTCAGCAAATACTTCCTGCTGTTCCTCTTCGTTCCACCAGTACCTAGCTGCCTTATGTAGGACGGAAGCCATCTTATCATCTTCAGCAGCTATATCAAATGTGGGGTTATTGTCTGTGAGAAGGTTGACTGTTCTCGTAACATAGTTCCAGATCAAGTTAACCGTGGACAGTTTTGCCGCACCCTGACTCTTCCAATGTCTGGCACGGTACAACTCGTAATTACGAAACCACTTCTGTGGTAGCTTCTTCTTGTCCTTGTCGGCAACAATCTCTGCCAGGGTATTAAAGCAGTAGTGACCCACATTCTCATGCCCTGCTGGAGGGATGATGCAGGTGGTCAATGCCTTCTCCTCTGGCTGGACATGCTCCTTTTCCTTTAAGGAAACTCCAGTCCCCTTTCTCTCCACAGCTTCTTTGATCTTGGGAATCTCTGCCATTAGTCAGTTTCCTTTTTAAGCTGTGCCACATGTATCTTGTAGCAGTTAAGTCCATCTGAATACTTGTTTTTCCCCTTCACGCTACCACCACAACCACATGGGCATTCACCAGCACTCTTTACGACCTGGTGAAATTCATTACGGTCAGTGAGAAAACAATCAGTGTCGTCAGGCCTACCTTCAGTGACGTTTACGAATAGATGCATGTCACCGTCCATAGCGTGTGGGCATATGAAGTCTCGTGGCCCCTGATGTGGTAACGGTAAAGGCCAACTCTCAGTTCCCACATGACGCTGTATCATGCTCCCCCTAAGTGGTAAGTCCATAAATCTGGGAGAGATAATACCCACACGTTCCTTGCAATGCACACAGACTATATTGTGTTCTGTGGGGGTTTCCTCTTTCCACACCTGAACGATATCATCGTCCAGTTCCTCGATGTTGTCAGGATTCAAACCTGCGATTCTGTCAATCTCTTGTAACATTGCTTACTCCTGTCCAGAGTGTCTAGCTAGGTCAATAAGGTCTTCCTCAAACTGATTCGCTACGTTAGTAAGGTCTTCGTTGAAAGCGTTGGGATGCCCACCCTCTTCGGGAGACAGCCTTGCCTTGTCGTAGTACTCCTCAGTCCCTGGTATGTCCTCCAGGGGGGTTACCTTCTCTCGCTTGAAGACTGACATGACACCACCCGATGCCTGTAGCCTACCTATGAGTAGTCCTAGACAAAACAGCCCAGACCCTACAACCAGTCCAGTTAGGAAGGCGTAACCCAAGTACTGAATGTTAACTATTAGTTCCATACCATACCGTCCTCTCTCTCTTCGTCCGTTGTTGGATATTTATCCATCATGTAAAATTCATTAGCGAACTGCTCGTGAGCGTGATCATTCTGTAAGGGTGGCCCCTCCAAGATGTCACTCCAACTCTGCGAAGCTGTCTTTGGGCTTTCCTCCGCAAGTGATGGATTATAGTCTGCGAAGGCCAACATCACTGCCTCTGCAAGGTCAGGAGACTTTATTTTCTCCCTCCGCATTTTCTCCTTAGACCATATCTGTACCTTGCCAGTTGGGTTGTACTCGTACCTAATCGAACACAGTTGCTCGATAAGCTTAATCATGTCAGGCTGAGACAGTTGGGCTACCAGAGGCTGCAGGGATATACTACCATCCTCGAACCGTTCACGTAAGTTCCAGTAATACTCAGCCCGCTGGTTAACAAACTTCTCCTTATTGATTGCAGCCTTACTAACGTCTATGCCAGTAACGCTACAACCCCGTTGGTAGCACCTATCAACTACGCCTGCTCCAACGCCAATCTCGTCAACTTTGACTCTCTGTGCCTTCATTATGTCGCAAAGTAGTATTATCTGCTCAGCAGTTACCATGGTATCTTGCTTGGAATACTGCTTTATGCCGACAATGGTAGCGTGTCTAACGAATGCAAACACCGTTTTGTTGTCACCGTACCTTGCGATATCAACACCAGCAGCATCAAACTTCTGTCTTCCTAGTTGCCTCTTGTATGATATCTGCCGCTCAAACGCTGCCATCACCCACGGTTTAGGGATAAGGATGAAGTCTGACTCAATGGGGAATTCGCCAAGTACACGGACTCTAAACACATCTGAGTCCCTACCAAACTCCGTCTCGATCTCAGTGATATACCGCTCACCAACTATGGGCGAGTCCTCACCGTTAAAGGTCAGGCAGTCCCACGGCTCCCCTTCCCATAGGGTGTGGGAGTTGTAAAAGAACCCCTGCGTCCTGGTGGGATTCGAGGTCATGATACATCTATTTCGATCGTCAGTTAATGCACCACGAACAACCGTGAAGACTTCCTCAGCCACACCAGAAGCTTCCTCAATTATAAACAGTAGGTTCTCACCGTGAAAGCCCTGTAGTGCCTCTGGCTTCTCAGCCCTGGCAGTCCTTCCGACTGCGAACCAGGTCTTGTCGTGATCGACATGATAGAACCTGTCACTGGTAATCATGAACTTGCTCTTAAAGAATGGGTCAAGCTTATTATGCCACAGTGCAAGCTCAGACCATAGTACGTTCTTAAGCTGCGCCTCTGTAGGTGCAGTACAAGGTATCTTCGCATTGATTCGTGTGTAGGCGAACCAGAGAATACACCATGCATCGAACGCAGTTTTACCAGTACCGTGACCAGATTTAATGGAAACGTGAGTACCGTTAGCTATGGCATGTAAGGCTCTTTCCTGTTGGGGTGTTGGAGTAGCTCCCAACATCTCCCTAACAAACAGGTCTGGCCTGTCATGATACGGTTTCAGCTTCCACCAGTAGTACTTGGTCGGATGCTGGCGTTTCATCTCCTGCTCTATCACCGCCAGTTCCACTACGTCCAAGTTCTGCAAGTTTTGTTGCTCTGTCTTGGAGGATTCCAAAAGGCACATCCGTTATTTCTGCCATGAGAATGTTTATGTTCTCATTGACGTTAAGGTTACCCTCAAAGCTCTGCTTCTTTACCTCAGTGAGGTTTAGTATCTCAGACGCAAGCCTATTAGCCCTGTGTACGTTACCCAGTTCAAGAGCCTCTACGAGAGTGGCCTTCTTGATAGTCCAGGCTGCTGAGTTAAGCACCTTCTTTAGTTGGGCTGGCGACTTTGCTGAGAGTACC